GTCCCCAATGTAAAGCCAACCCAGAAGACGCCCGTATTTGCCAGTGCCACCAACAAGTTCAGTCCTAACAGACAACTCATCATCACCAGCCAACGTGCCTTCGAGTTTCTCTTTGAGCCAGTTTGTTGCGTCGATTCCAAGTGCCTTCTCCTCTAAGTTTTTCGTCCTCTTTTCAGGCGTATCAACTCCTGCAACTCTAACTCTTTCTTTCTTGTATAAATCAAACCCGAGGTCAATAGTGACATCGATAGTATCGCCATCAAGAACACGATTAATCTCTGTTACTCGGAAGTTGTAGCAGCTTTTCCTGCTCGGTGGTGTCATTGCTCCCATCTTCTAACTCTGCAAATGCTTCTCTTAATATGTATATAATTACAAATAATGCACCTACAACTGCAAGTATCACACATATAATCACTGACCACACAGGATCACCTGGATTATCTAGAGGACGTAATAGTAAATTCATTTCTTAACAGGCCAAGTAATTTCCATCCCTATCGTAAGTAATAGGACAAATCCAAATACAAATATTCCACTCATCATAATCTATTTCCACTCTGCGCTGAAGGAATTAATTGATATGCCATCTTATCTCTCAACTTATTAATATGCTCATCATTATATTGCTTAAAGTTTCCTCGTTTCTCGACCTTCTTATAGTAGTGTAATGCATTGAGAATAATTGTATAATCCTCCATCGTTAATTCAAATTTCATTAGCAATCATTAAATACAGAACCAATTTCAGCACCAAGTTTTGAACCTGCATTATTACCTAAGAGCAATGCCCATCCAGATGCCAACCATCCAATATATGGAATACCACTAACTGCGGGGACGACTAAACCAGCACTAATTGCGGTTCCCGCCATCGCACCTTGACTTCGTGCGCCAGCGTCCGCCCTGATACACTCTTCGCTTTTTGCAAGGGACTTTCCCTCAGCATCAACTGCACCTCCCATATTGCGGGTGCCGTCCATCGTATATTGATCACTACGATACTCACGACGATCTTCAGTGGTCGGTCCAAACCAACCACGCTTATCCTTATTAAGTTGAAGACTTCTACTTGATTCTAAAATAGCAGGATCGTTTGCTTTATATTCAATCCTATACCCGTCTCGATTACCCTCAACATTATAAGATGAATAGTCACCATTGGGAAAATGAATGTCTGGATAATTGATTGTTTTATTATTAATCAAGTGACCCAAGACACCAATATGGGCAACACCAAACAGTGTCCCCACTGTCAGAACTACCCACTTAAATGGCGATTTTTGATTACCCATAATTACATCTTGTAAGATTCATCGGACTTTGGAGGTGCCTGTGTTATTTGTACAGGTGCCTGTTCAATACGAATAGTTTGTGCAGGTGCAGTTTGTGCTGCTGCAGCAATCAATCTTTCCATATCTGCTTTACTTATACCACCACCATTACCACCACCTTCTCCTGCTTTCTTTGCTGCCTGAACCCCGAAGGTTGCTAAAACTCCGGTAAAGACACTGGCAATAAAAGTTGGGTCTAGTTTTTGCTCTGGTATACCGAGTGCAGGTGGAAGTTTGATGTACGCCAACGTGAGTATTCCCCCAGACCAGACAAGAATACCAAGGCGGACAAAAGTAGACAAAATTGCAAGTTGTTCTTCCTTATCATCTGCTGCTTCCTTTAATTTCCCAAGAATACCTTTTTTCTTAGGATCTTTAGATTCTTTAGATTCTTCAGTCTTAACTTCCTCTGGCATTCCATATGGAGCAACGCATCTCTATTTAGAAATATAACCTTCTTTAATTAGATACTTGCGTGTCAATGGAGTTGGGGAATAAACATTCCACATCTCACCGGCAGCACATGCTTGAAGTGCTTTCATGGTCATATGCTCAGTTCGACCTGCCCAACCTGCTTCTGCTTCCCATGGCACAACATTATTAGGATATGTGCGTTCTGCCATGACACGCCAAATGATAGGAACAGAATCTTCAGGCATAATGATAGCAATCAAACTATTATCAATAGTTCCTGCCATACAATCTTGTGCAGCGTGCCACCCTTCATGGCGCATTACTTGCATCAAATAATTGGTGCTGTCCATATAATTCTTATTCAGGAAGAAGTTATTACCAACAGTGTGATAAACACCACGATGCTCCTTAGGAAAATACTTCTGATCTGCTAAAAACACCCCAACTCCGACCTGCTCAAGAGCGACGAGCATTGTATTGAACTCGTCAGCAACAGAATCAAAATTAGTATTGGGATACTCATCAACAATAGTTGCAATACTCTCGATTTTATCGACTCCATCGGTGCATTCGCGAAGTAGCATACACCCCATTGCATCCATAGTATTAAAACCCTTGGTGAGTTTAGGGTCAGCAAAAGCAGGAGTTCCAAAAGAAACTGCTACCATCATACCAAGAATAAATTTTTTCATTTTTTAAAAGTGCTCCATCGATTACCAGATTGTAAACCACCAGGTCCTTCCTGAAAGTTTTCAGAACCACCTTGACTTTCATCTACAGTGTTCCAATTTTGTGTTGAGATTTGATACATCATTTCATGAATATTTTCAGATTCAACAGAATGAGTTTCTTGATACTGTTGTTGTTTAATGAGAGTTTCCTGCTCCATATAATCAATCTGCTTTTCAGACTTGATAGGAGCAGGACCAAACCAGGGATCATCTTTGAGATATGTAGGTGCAGGAACACCTACTAATGGAGATGTATCGTCTTTAGAACATTTTACAACATCTTCCTCAATATCACCTTCAACTTTAAAAGTGCCTGCTTTTTTCTGGAGAATTGTAGTTTGTGTTTCAACTTTTTGTTTAGGTTCTTCTTTCTTTTTAAAGAGTTCTACAAATCGTTCAATCATGCCAGAATCAGTTGCTTACTATAGTTATATGAGTAATTTTCTCGATTACCCTTTATTCCCCATCCCAACCAAATATATGCAGGTTTCATGTAATAAGTTATACTTTGCCCCCCACCTTCAAATTGTGGAAGAACACGTTGGAAAATAGGTTCATTAATCATCCAGCGAGTCTGACCTTCTAGTGTACTAGGATCGCAGGCATACTTAGCACAGAAGTTTCCAAGACCCTTATAACGACCGATACTAGTCCACTGAATCAAACCAAACCCACCAGACTTACATTCAGTGTAGGAGACGCGAGCACCGCCTTCACAGATGTTAGCAATAAATTTAGATTCTTGTTGAATGTTTCCCATGATCGTAGCAAGAGCATTACGATCAGAGATTTTTGTATACTCTTGTAGTGCTGCCAGGACATACTTTTCTTCAGGTGTACATTCAGGACATTTCCAAGTTTTTTCTTTCTCTAAATTTACCACCGGAATTTGAACAGGTGGTGGTGATGTTACAAAAATTGGAACACTTGCTGTAGTGGTTACTGCAATTGCAGATGCTATGAGGGCATTACCCACCATCTTCATAACCATCCGATTTAATTTACGATCTCATACTAACAGATGATATAGATTTTGTCAAGGTCATGAAAACTATCTTCTGGAAAGTAAATTTGAAATAAATGATTTGCCTCAATAAACTTTCCTTGATCTATAAGTCGTTTACATTCTTGTAGTATTTGTCTTTTAAAACTATTAGATGGACCGTGATGATTAGTCATCTTCTTCCCCTAAGTATTCTAGTGAGTAAATATCGTGATCATCAATATTTGGATCTAACCACTCAGAGAATTCACTTTGGATTGCATGAGCATCTTCAATGTTTAGTAAAAGATCTTGATTTTCTCTATCGCAGAGAATATGTATCCGATCTATTGCCCAATCATGCGTCAGTTGAAGAGTCTCTTCTAAAGTTACCATAATCTTTACGCATGTATCGCCCAAGAATATTGCTATTGTAATATGCGGGCGTTCCGTCGTCAAGTGCTTCTGATAGAACGTTATTTAAAAACAACTGCTTAGTCTCTTCAAAATTGCAGGTGCCTTTTGTTGTATGTAAACTTAAAATTTCTCTTTTGAAAATCTCTTTTCCGTATAGTTTGAGATCTTCTTTTAATTCAGGACAGGATCCGTAATATTTCTTCCAATCGGATTCCTGCTTTACTTTTCGTTTTTTTCCAGGTGGTGTTCTGAACGACCAAAAATACTTTCTCCCAATGTACTGTCGTTCGTTTGACTTATTGGTAATGAGATAAACAAAACCAAAATAGTCCCGAACATCATTAGTATTAAAAGTTCGTTCCAGGTAAGTCCAAGGATTTTCATAATCTAATGTATTATTTAGTTCAAAGCTCATTTACAGAGTCATAATGAGCTATTATTTATCTTTGAATCTAACAAACCAACTCTAGTCATGGAATCAACTTTTGTCAACCCCTTGATAAATACTTGATAAAGACTTATAATAAATGGCAGTATATGCAAACAATATTGTTATTCCCTCTGGTTGTGAATTTCAATTACCATTAACAATTACTGATTCGGGTGGAAATACTCCACTGAATTTGACTGGGTATGCTGTGACTTCTATGATGAGGAAACACGCTGAGTCTTCCACTCTTTCTGCACAGTTTGCTGTTGGAATTACTAGTGCTGCTGACGGCGAGATTGTTCTCTCTCTTGCTTCTACTATTACCGCAGCATTGAAAGAGGGAAGATATGTTTATGATGTAATGTTGACTAAAGACGTAGATACGGCATCACCCAATAAATCAATTGCTGTAGAGGGAACAGCATTAGTAAGAGTTGGTATAACATCGTAAACTAATAAAGTTTTCTAATGGCAATCACAAATTCAATTTACACAACTAATCTTTTATTCCATACTGGAACTGATTTTGCTCAAATTTTTACTCTTGCAGATGACGGAGGAGCACTAAATCTTACCGGATATACTGTCATATCAAAATTTAAAAAGAATGCAGGTTCAACAACATCGACCTCGTTTTTAACAACAATTACTGATTCTGTAAACGGTAAGATTAGAATCAGTTTAACTGCGGCACAAACTGCGGAACTAAAGGCAGGGAGATATTACTATGACTTATATCTCAACAAAGATGGGGAGAACACCCGTATTATTGAGGGTGATGTAATTGTTAAAAAATCAGTAACTAGATAATAAAAAAGCAGGGTATGAACCCTGCCTAACATTTTTTTATAATTTATCTTAGGGCATTTTTGCACCAGACTTATGGCGCGTGGTGCCCTTTTCATCTGTGTAAGTTTCTCTTTCTTTGGTAGGAGTTACATAACCAACACCAGGAACTACACCAGTCTTACCGGCAGCTCTGGCAGCATTTCTATCTGCTGCTCTTTGTGCTGCTCTCTTACGGTTTTTGTCGTAAGAACTCATTGCCTCTTCTATAGCAGCAATTTCCTTCTCGGAGAACAGTCCAGTTGCTTCTAATTCTTCTTTTCTCATCTTAGTTTTGCTGTCCATTGCCATGCGGCGTTTGAACTGCTTATCTGCTTCTGAAGAATCACCCTGATGTTGAGCACGTTGATCATTATCATACGCATTTCTCTTTGCCTTATCAACACGCAGTTTGCGCTCAGGAGTCATTGGTTGGTAACCTTCAGTCTCCACAACCTCTTCACTCATACGACTGACAACTTTCTGTGCCTGACGTTTAATGAATCCCTTGATACCTTTCTTGGTTTCTTGCTTCTTCTTATCAACAGCCGCCTTTGCCTTGCCAGGTGCGCTTGTAACGGCAAGTGCTGCCTTACGTCCTGCTCTTCTTGCCTCATCCTTAGCGATAGAACCAGCAATCTGAGCACCTACCTTAGCAGCAGATGCCTTTTTCTTAGCACCATCAACGGCACCCTTTACAGCACTTCCTGCTGCCTTCAGTGCATCACCCGCCTTTCTCTTACCATACTTTCTTCTAGCACCTACAGGAGCACCAGATGCTCTCATAGGAGCAGTATCACTTCCAAAAGTCACCTTTGCTTCGTCAAGATAAGCGTCGGTTGCATCTTCTAAAAGGGAAAGTGCTTCCTCTTCTTCATAACCTTCTTCAATGAACTCATCAACTAATTCGTCAAAAGTTTCATCGAGAAGTTCTTCAGTAAGTTCAACTTTCTCTTCGTAAATACCACGATATGCTTCGGTAAGTGATCTAATATCTGCAGGTTGCATCGTTTTAATCAATTATTGCGTATTTTTATTTATAAAAAAAGAGGGTGTTACCCCTCCTTCGACAAATCTTCAAATGCTTGATACCCATCATAATCACCAAATAGGAAAGCATCCGATTTTGCTGCTTCCCTATATGCTGCATATGAATCAAAGACTAAATCCTGAGAAGGTATCTGCTTTGACATCTTGTTTGATTCCTCCAACGATGTAAGACTCAACCTCAGTTTCTTGAGGAGCAACTTGAAGACCCTTCGACGAAATCCAATGTTCCGTCCAGGGGAGTGGGTTATTCTTTGCGGGTATGTCATAGATTGGTTTAAGTCCGATTGCCTTCATTCTACGATTGGCAATCCATTCAACATACTGTTGCAGCAGTTTATCATTCAGACCAATCATAGATCCATCTTTGAACAAGTATTCTGCCCAAAGTTTTTCTTGATTAACACAATTATCAAAAGTCTTAATCAACCATTGCTCCTCTTCTTTGAAGATTCTTGCCATTTCAGGATCATCACCCTCACGCCACTTCTTCAGAATATTTTGTGTAATGGCAAGATGCTGATTCTCATCTCTGGCAATCAGGGAGATGATCTTTGCACTTCCTTCCATAAGTTTGAGTTCGCCAAAAGCAAAACTACAAGCAAAGGATACGTAAAAGCGAATACCTTCAAGAATATTAACGTTTGCAACTGCTCTGAAGAGTTTGCGCTTGAGTTCATACCTTGATTCTAGTGCGTAGGGGACTTGCTCTAATGCGTGTTGCCAATCATTAGAATTATCATAATGATGAGCAGCATTAATGAAGTCATTATATGCTTCCGTAACACTCATAGCACGTTCTACAATACGATCATCATTCAGAATGTGATCAAACACATCTGAGGGGTCTGGATAGATGTTCTTGATGATATGTGTGTAGGAGCGACTGTGAATCATTTCCATGAATCCCCAAACTTCCATACACGCTTCCAATTCAGGAAGAGAGCAATAAGGAATGAATGCCATACCAGGACCACGACCCTGAACCGAATCGAGCATAATCTGATACTTCAGATTAGAAGTAAAGATGTGCTTTTGTTCTGGACGTAATGTCTGATAATCAGCACGATCTTTCTGGAGAGAAACTTCCTCTGGTCTCCAGAAATATCCTAACTGTTGCGTTGTGAGTTTATCAAAAATTGGATACTTGTAAGAATCATACCTTTGAATACCTAGTGGTTTACCGAAAAACATCGGTTGTTTTTTAGTATCAACTACTTCTGAGTTGAATACCGTCATAGAATCGACCATTGGTCGTTCTTCTTTGTTCGTCTTAAATCTTACAAGACTCACAGTCTTCCTCCTCGGATTGTTGTAATTGAGAAATTAAATCATCAAGTTCTGACTTGTTGCTTTCATCAACTTCGTCAGTTTTGATATCGTAGGTGTTTTGATAGTAAGAGGTTTTCCAACCGTATTTGTATGTAGTCAAAAGGTCTTGTGCCATAACTGACACCGGAACTTCATTATCAGGATAGTTGGTTGGATTGTAACTCCAATTACCACTGATTGCTTGGTCAAAGAACTTCTGCATTACAGCAACAATATTAATATACCCAGCGTTACTAGGCATATCCCACAAAAGTGTATAATTGTTCTTAAGAGTCGCGTATTGCGGAACAATCTGTTTAAGTGGTCCTTTTTTGCTTTTCTTAATGGACAGATATCCTCTAGGTGGTTCAATTCCATTTGTTGCGTTTGACACAACGGAACTGCTCTCCGATGGCATCTGAGCAGACAATGTTGAGTTCCTAACTCCGTGGGTAAGTACCCTTTGTCGAAGATTTTCCCAATCATAGTGAAGCTCATTTGGAACTATTTCATCCACATCATGTTTATATGTATCAATCGGAAGAATTCCATTACCATACTTAGTTCGGCTGCTATACCCACAAGCACCTTTTTCTTTCGCCAGATCAACAGTTGCTGAAATGAGATAGTATTGGAATGCTTCAGTCAGATCATGAACAAGTTTCCACGCCTCAGAATCATTGTAATTAACACCATTCTTAGCAAGATAGTGTGCTAGTCCAATGTAACCGATTCCAAGTGAACGGCGGGCTCTTGTGGCAATTTCTGCTGCTCTGACGGGGTATCCTTGAAAATCAATGAGTTCATCAAGACTCCTAACAGCAAGATCACACAAAACTTGAAGATCTTCCAAATCCCTAATTTTACCAATATTAATAGCAGAAAGGATGCAGAGAGCAATTTCCCCATCTTCATCGTCAATGTGTTGTAGTGGTTTAGTAGGAAGGGTGATCTCTTGGCACAGATTACTCATCTCAACTTTATCCATAAAAGATGAGTGAGAGTTGCAATGGTCAATGTTCATGATATACAGTCTACCAGTTTCTGCTCTTTCTTTCAAGAGGTCCAGAAAGAGTTCTTGAGCACTGATAACTTTTCTTGGAACAGACTCATCTCGTTCATAACCCACATATAGGTCGTCAAACTCAGGAGTGCCAAAAGCATCATAAAGACCTGGAACATCGTGAGGGCTGAAGAGCGAGATCTCTTTGTTTTGAATAAACCTTTCGTAAAAGATTTTCGAGATTTGGATGGAGTAATCAAGTTTTCTTACGCGATTGTCTTCTGTGCCTTTGTTGTTCTTAAGAACTAGAATATCTTCTATCTCTTGATGCCAGATAGGAAAGTGGACAGTAGCTGACCCACCTCGGATCCCGTTTTGAGTGCAACATCTGACAGTTGATTCAAACTTTTTGAGGAAGGGGACAACACCTGTGTGTTGAACCTCTCCGTCTCGTATCTTAGCGTTGATGCCACGGATTCGACCTGCGTTGATACCGATTCCTGCACGTTGAGCAACATACTTACCAATCGCCATGTCACTAGAAAAGATGCTATCGAGGGTGTCATCAACATCAACAAGAACACAGCTAGCATACTGTCGAAGTGGAGTTCGCACCCCTGCCATGATAGGTGTGGGAATGTTGATTTTGTGTCGTGAGATTGCATCGTAGTACTTCCTTACGTAATCCAGACGTGTTTCTTTTGGATATTTTGAAAAAATAGTTGCAGCAATCATGAGATACATGAATTGGGGAGTCTCGTATTGTGCTCCAGTGCTGCGATCTTGAACAAGATATTTATCAACTACCTGACGAAGACCAGCGTAGGTGAAGAGATAGTCACGCTGGTGATCAATAAAAGTCTCCAATCTCTCAAACTCCTCATCAGAGTAAAGATCAAGAATCTCTGCATCATATACTCCACGGGCAACACAACGTTCGGCGTGTGCCTTGACAGTGGGGACATCATGCATTCTACCGTGAAGTTGCTTACGTAATGCAAACAGAAGCAGACGTGCCGCTACAAATTGATAGTTAATATGATCAAGATCAATCAGATCAGATGCAGAACGAATCAAAATCTCTTGGATTTCTGACGTGCTGATGCCATCATAAAATTGAATTCCAGACTGCATCTCAACTTGAGAAGCAGATACACCTGCAAGATCTTTGCAAGATTCTTCCACCATTACATGGAGTTTATTTAAATCAAGAGGTTCAGTTTTGCCATTTCTCTTAACAACTTTCGTTCCGTTACTCATACTTTTTTCCAACTGTTGAATTTAATTTTTGCTTCTAAACCAGAATATGTATTCAATTTTAACATAGACATTACATCATGTCCAGCAAGGACCATATCGTTAATATCTTTCTCTATAATGTTACTTGGCCAAATTACTACCTTGTGTCCTCTATCGATGAGTTTTGAAATTCGGGTAACGATTTCTCTGTTACGTGGTTCGTTATCAAGAACCCAAATATAATCGCTCCAATCAAACGACCCAATATCAACATCGGACCCGCACATAGCAACAGCGTTTTCCACGAACGTGGAGTCGAAGGGTCCTTCAACGATGTAGATTGATTTTGATTTATCAATTTTATCAAGTCCGTAAAGTTTCGGCGCTTCATCATCTAACATAATAGTGATATATTTAGTGAAAGATGATACAAGTGCTCTGCCTTGAAACCCTATCAAAGTTTTGGATTCATCATAGAGTGGAATTATGATTCTTGGTTCGTCTTTACCGATACGATCAAACATTTGTTTCTGTGTATTTGACCACTCCATAAACTTTTCAGCATAGTAAAACTTATCTGGATCAAGTTTACGTTTAGTTAGATATTCTTTGGAAAAATGATTCTCAGATGCTTTTGGCAAATTTAATTTTTTCTTGAATATTGGTTTCTTAAAATCAAATTCTGGTTCATCAGTAACAAAGTTTTTACCAGTATGCCCCTCTTTAAACTTCTCAATGGTATATTGTTTATACAGTGTGGTATCAATCTTCTTTAAAAAATTGTTCAAGGACAAACTAGCACCACAGTTATGACACTTAAAGTTGGTATTATTCTTTACAACATACATATACCCCCGTGCCTTGTTCTTGTTCTTCTGTGAATCTCCACAGATAGGACATCGGAAGTTATAAAGATCTGGTTTGACCTTCTTAAATTTTTGTAGGCGAGACGAAACTAGACTGATATATTTTGCGTCAATCAGATCCATTACAAAAAGGTTCTTCTTATCTGTCCAGTATAACCTGCTGTGCTGGTGGAGTCAAGAAGGCGGGTGCCAGTCTGCTACCTGCACCAATAAGAAGTGCCCCAACAATTAGAACGCCACCTATCTGCCACCTAAACTTTGAAAAAGTTTTTATCTCTTCTTGTATCTTATCAATTCTACCATGAATAATTTGATAATTCTTTTCATTACTTTCTTTAATCTCATCAATCATCTTGATGATGAGTTCATCACTCTTAATACTTTGCTCAATTCTTTCGTCGTGCTTTGCCAGAATCTGAGCAATTCTTGCGTTACCTTCAGATATTTTATCAACTGCAGTCTCTAACTTTGCCAGCATCTCTCTGGAAAGTTCCTCATAGATATCTATTTTCGTTTCTAACTGAGCAACTTTTGAATCTGAGAACATTATTCGAGTCCTTTTTTCCAACGAGTTCTTGCACCAGGCATTAATCCCCTACCAAGGATTGGTGGTTTCTTTTTCTTCTTAGACACAGGAGGATCATCTCCTGCTTCTGCAGTTCCAGCAATTGCTCCACCACCAACAGTGTTTGCCATTGCATCTTCTTTTAAATTGCGAACGATACCAATAATTTTACTAATATCCATCAGATAGAATTTAACTCTTGTATACAATAAACATCTTCAGGTATTCCGTGAATATATGTTTTTGGATATTCTGGAATTCTTTTTAGATATAATAAGAAACTTTTAATTGCTGGCCAAAGATCTTCTTCTAAGTTATAGAAAAGAAGAGGAACTGTTGCCTCATTAAAAACATTAAATAACACAATAATATGATTAAGAATTAGGTGTGTTTTTAGAACACCAGTATTCTTATATCTCTTAAGCAACCTTTTTACATACTTTATTCTCTTCAAATCATCCTCAAAATCGTCTTTAGTGACTGCTTGAGGATTATCGTAGAATTTTATAGCAAATAACAGGTAGTTATCT